CATTCTACGAGCTGCTTCAGGCTTAATCATCTTTTGTGGAACTCTAACAGGAGCTGAATACGTATCACTCAACTCATCAATCTGCTCAGCAACCTTTTTAGCCTGGGCAGTAGCAATTGCCATCTTCTGAGCCATGGGCATTTTTGGATTTTCGCGCTCAATAGCTTTAGCAATCTCTTCACGCTTTTTCATTTCAGCCGGCGTAAGTGTCTTTTCAAGCATATCGAGTGCAAATTCAAGGAGTTCATTCTCGTCCATTAAATCAACATCTACCTCTTCGTAGACCTTTTCGTCTTCTCCTACATTATAACCCTGGCGATTATCTTTACGCGCAACAGTCTTTACGTTGGATGCATTAAATACATCGCCGCCGTTTTCTTTACCGCCAACTTCGTTACGATCCTTGAACTTAATCGTGACGTGCTTGTCGACGAACTTCTGCTCATCTGGAGCTTTCGGCTTATAAACTTCTAGGAAATCCTTAAGCTTCGTCATCAGTGGTATCCTCGTCTGTATCGTCGTCTAGGTCAGTCATAAGGTCATCGATGTCTTCTAAATCAATATCGTCAAGATCAATATCGTCAAGATCAAGCTGGTCATCGTCATCAATACCCTCGTCTTCATTTTCGTCGTCTGCAGTGTTGTAAATAGATTGGGCAAGTGTAACACGATGAGCTTCAATAGCATCAATTGCCTTCTGCTGCATGATATTGTTGAATGCATCCGCAAATTCGACAGGGTTTTTGTTTACTGTGTGGGTAAGAAGATCAGTAACATCTGACATAAAATTGTCCTTTTAATAATTATATAATGTATTTATAAAAGTTATTGCTGGGGTGGTGTAGCTTCAGTACCAGGCGGATCACTCTGCTCTGGAGGTGTTTCTCCGCCCTGAGGTTGATATCGTGGATCATTTGCTTCATCTGCAATCTGACCGTTAAATTCTTCAATCTCTTCATCTGATTGATGAAGAATCTTGCGGCGAATCCATTCATGTGAATAATACTTGCCAACATAGTCGTCGACGTCTCGAAGAAGAGCCATTCTATCTCGAAGGATTTCACTTTCTTTAAGCTCTGCATAGTAATTATCTTGTGAGAACTTAAAGCGGACGTTCTGTTTGATTTCATCCCACTCATCGGGTGTTATGATACCCTTAAGAATAAGTTGACGTTCAAGAATTTTTGAAAATAGTACAGAAAATTTATTGCGTAGTCTACTAATAAATTTTGCAAATTTTACTTCATCTCTCGTGATTTCTGTAGATCTACCAAAGTTAAATTGCACCTCCGGATCAAGTCTAGAAACGGGTACATTTAATGATTTATATAATTTCTTTTGAAAGTAAATGACATCGTCCATCTGACCCAGGTTTTGTCCTCCAGGGAGGGTAGTGATTTCTGTGCCCTTACCGCCTTCGCGACGCGGAAGCCAGAAATCTTCGAGCATCGTCATAAACTTACGATCGTCACGTACTTCACCGCTTGATGAATCATACACTAGCTTGTTCTTGAACTTAGTCATCTGATCACGTAGATACTGCTCGGCCTTCATCTTAGGAAGATTGCCAACATCAATATAGAAAATACGACGTTCTGGGGCACGAGAAATACGATAGATGACGAGTGAGTCTTCCATCGCCTTCAACTGATTGAGTGGCTTAATGGCTTTGTGTAGGTATGACTGTACGAGATCGCCGTTAAGCGACGTTATACCCGATGTACAATGGATGATAGAATCTCTTGCAATGCGGAGACCCCCAATTGTACTGGCAGGCATCGACGCATTACCTGAAGTCTTAGCAAATCCCTTATCGTTGTAAATGTAGTATTCTTGGCCGTCTTGTATCATCGTTACGTTATTGACGGCTCTCTTACGCTTTTGTTCTTTGATTTTACGGATCTTACGCGGATCAATATAACGAAGTTCAACAATACCGTTTTTTGGATTACTCTCATCAATAATTGCGTGGTAGTATAATCTACCATCCACATACCAACGTCTGAACACCTCATACGAGATTTGATTAAACTCTAAGAGATTTAAAACAGACTTGAACTCTTCGATGAAAATCTTTTTAATACGTTCTGTTAGTTCTACATCATCGAGAATTAATTCGACGGCTTCTTGTTCTGGCTCTTGCGTAATGACTTCATTTACGATATCATCAATTGCCTGATCTACTTCAGGATAGAGTCCCATCTCCCGATTTTTGTTGACTAGTTCAGCTTCTGTTCTAATAGAACCGTCTAGATCGACGTATGTCCCGTACGCGCCACGCTCGGCGACAATAGCAGCCCCGGCATCAGTTTGCCTTGGAGCAAAGGAGACGGGGTCTGGCCGCGGCCTTTTTATTTCGAAACCGAATAATTCCATAATTAAAATACTTTTCTTTTATGCCAAAAAACTATTAGCTAGTTGCAGCACCTGCATTAAAATCGAGGTTAATTGACGATCCACCACCATTACCGGATACTACATATATATCGTATGCAAATGTCACGCCAAATGTTTCAATTGTATTGTTTGTTTCCCAGTTGAGAGAAATTGCGTCAATAGATGTAGGAAATAGACCTTCGAACTTGTAAGTTCTAATGATTTCGCCCGTCTTAGCATATTGATCAACAAATGCATCCGCCTTATAGTTAGCAGGCGCGCTTGATCCTGTATTATTCTTATTTTCGCGGATGCTATTGATTCTATAGTGCCACTGCTCGAGTTGATTACGGATCTTAAAGTTCTCATCGTTCATTACTTCGATAGCCCATGTACCGTATTCTCTATCTCCTGCTACTTTGACCTTGCGACCAAAGTATGGAACTTCAATAGCCATGATTTCCGATGCGGGTAAAGACGTTGCCTGAATTAGAAATTCAGCACCATTAAAGTCAAGACCTAATCCTGCTGCTGGTGATGTTAGTCTAACCCTAAAGAGGTTAGGGCGTGCGCCACCAAAGCGCAGCCCCGTTTTGATATCGTTAATTCTAAAAGCCATTTAGGTTTCTCCTCTATTCTATTTATCCGTTAGCCGGTGATCTCGGAGAATGCAATACCACTACGCACAGCCACGAAGTTAAGCTGAATGAAGTTGATCGCTCTCGCTGGTTTGATATAGATGTCACCCACAAACCTGTTAGCATCAATGACTTCTGGTGTGTTATTTGTTTCGTTACAAACGACACGGAATTCAGTAATACCACGACGACCCTGAACATCACGTAGGTATGGTTCAACAATACTTACGAACTGTGTGCGGGTAAATTCGTCGTTGAATTCAAATAGCTGAGATCTAGCTGCTCTAGCGATTGCCTTCTCGAGAACAATGAACAATCTACGAACATTGATACGATCGAATGCACTTGAACGTGCGAGAAGTGTCTTGTCTCCAAAGAGGAATGTACCTTCCCCGCGCTCAGAAATAACAGGATTGATACCCTTCTTATAGAGCTGGTCACGCTGAGCTTTATTAGGATTGAATGCTAGTTTAAGTGAATTCTTAATCTGGCCGCGTGTAGTACCAGCAGGGGAGAACCATGGATCACGCGTAGTGTCTGTTCTTACACAAACACCAGCAATGTCACCATTCAGCGGCACATAACGATATACATCGTTATATCTATCATACTGATACTTATAACCAGAATCCATTACGGCATACGATGAAGCTCTTACCTCATCGCGGAATGCAATGATATCGGTTACTGGATTCTGTGAGTTGACAACATCAGCCTTCGCCGGCGAAACAAACACTACACAGTCCTTACGAACTTCAGCGATATTGTCGATTAGATAGTTAGCAAGTTGAGCACCGTTCGATATACCATATGATGCTCCTGTTAACACGAGAGCAATATCAACATCTTCAGGTGACACAAACTGATCATATGCTGAAGCAATTGCAGTAAATGCAATATCACCTTCAGCTACATCTGTCGCGCCGCCCAGTGATAGTGACAGTGGCGCTGTATTTGAAGCGGTAACAACATTAAGTGCTGTGTTTGAAACTGCTCCTGGACGATCCGCTGCTGCCCATACAAATTGTGAGCGACCTGCCAGTACTGACTTATAGTAGTTGCCTGTACCGTCTGCAAGTCTTGCATCGGTTGCACGTGATAGACCCTGCCATACTTCAAGTACAGCACCTTGAGTGCCAGTAAACAGACCATCTTCATCAACAACAACGATATGTACTTCGTCTTTTTGTGCGGAGGTGTTTGCAATCTGTAGTGCAGTATTGCCATTTACAGCAACATATTCAGAGCGACCAGGTGCCGCATCAAAAACACCAGCGTATTCCCAGTTACGAGTAACATTGTTTGAAGTAACATTTGATGCGAGCTTGAGTGGTTGATCAAGAGTCAATGTGATTGTACCAATAGCTGCATTGGCACCCGTGCCTGCAGTAGCCGTCTTACCAACAATCTTGAGAGATTGTGAGTTTGCTACAACGATTGAGTCACCAATAGCGAACCTGGCTGATATAGTATTAGCCGCTGCTTGAATACCACCGGTGTCACCAAACTGACCGTTGAGACCGGATGAAGTAGTGCCACCATCAAGCGTAATAATACCAGTGGCACTGCCTACATTGAGTACGAACCCTGTATTTGCACCATTAAATAGACCCGTCAAACTATTGGCAGCATTGTTACCGGAAGTAAATACATATGTTTGCGTAAGAAGATCTGTTACAGATGAGAATTGCGTTTCGTTTTCACATACCGAAACTTTTAGTGAATTACCGATCGCACCCGGCCAGCGTGCTACGAACTGCGAAGGACCAGTAGTCCACTCGGTGCCCACCGACTTTGTTTCGTAGTCGTCATTATTGATGATTGTACGTAGACCAGAAGGTGTGGTGTTGCCATCCGAGCTACCGACAGCAGCAAATTGTGTGTTTGCACGAGCGCGTACAACAAAAAGTGCGCTGGAGTATGATAGGAAATTTGCCGCCGTAAAGAAAGTCTCTGGGTTGAGGTTTGTTGGTTTGCCAAACTTTGCAACGAGATCATTTTCAG